AAAAATGTTGGGAATAGATTCAATAAAATGTTGGACGAATATGTTAATGAAGACTTCAATACTATTTACAACAACAATGAAGAGATGACTATGAACGTAATGCGGAAGATAACTGAATTAATAAACAAGATAGCAACTTCTGACATAGATGAGTTAGTAATGATTGATGCAGTTATAGACAAATATAAGGGTAATAAAGAATGGTTTGTAGAACACGCATCTGCTGACTTTTTAAAATTAGATTAATATAAAAACACAATTCGATATATCAGAACTAATTGAAAATGGGGAAATCCTAAATGAATTGGATTTTGAAAGAGCAATGATTGCGGACAGAAAATTACGTGTTCTTGCAAAGGAAAATCCGAAATTCAAATCCGTACGAAAAAAATTAAGAGATTTAATTGAGCAGTATGAAAATAAAAATTGGAGTGCTGATTCTAATATTTCTGACAAAAAATAAATAAATTATGAGTAAAATTAAAAAAACAATAGCTAAATGGCTAAAGATTACAGATGAAGATATTAAAGCTAACGATTTTTATCGTGCTAAATTATTTGGAGAGGGTAGAACAGTTGAATATTCAATCGATGGACTTTGTAATTCTTATTGCAAATTAACTGAATGGACTAACGGAGAAGGTTATGATATTAGGTTTGATACAGATAAGGAAAATACAAAAGCAATATCTTTACATACAGATGAGCTTGAGGTTCTGTTTGCTTGCTTAAATCACTTTAAATACTTCAAAGTATAATTAAAATATAAAATTATGAAACAAAAAAAATACACACAAGAAGAAAGAATTAAGAAGTTAGAATCAGTAGTTACACAGTTATATCTGTATCATCAAACTACTATTAAAGAACTACAAATATTAAAGAATGAAATAAACAATGAAATAAAATAATTTAAAAAATACTATATATAGATATGCAATTAGTAAACATTCAACAAATTAGAAACAACGAGAACAATCCTCGTATCATAAAAGATTATAAATTTAAGAAACTTGTAAAATCAATAAAAGAGTTTCCTGAAATGCTAAAGTTAAGACCTATCGTAGTAAATAGCGATATGGTAGTACTTGGTGGGAATATGCGTTTAAAAGCGTGTAAGGAAGCTGGACTAAAAGAAGTATGGATATTAAAAGCTGATGAGTTGACAGAACAACAACAAAGAGAATTTATTGTAAAAGATAATGTAGGCTTTGGAGAATGGGATTGGGATGTATTAGCAAACGAATGGAACACTCAACAATTAGGGGATTGGGGTCTTGATTTGCCTAAATGGGATGACAAAGATACTTTCGATGCTGAAATAGATGAAACAGGAGATTACGATTTTCCTGAAGATGATTTAGAATCAAGTCACGTTAAAATGATTCAATTATTTTTAAACACAAAAACAGAGCCGCTATTTAAGAAATGGGAATTAAAATTAAGAGAAATATATAAAACTGATAACCTAACAGATACAGTTTATGAAGTTATTAAAAAAGAGTTCAGTAATTATGGAAATTAAAAAACATTATATAAAACCAGTATTGACAGATGAAGAAACTAATAATTTAAGAGGTGTTTTATTAGGAGAAAAAGATTATAATATTTTATTCGAAGAAGATGTTGATGTATATTGTTCTGAAACAAATAAATGTATAGCTAAATTTAGAAAGAAGGTTATTCCTTCTAATATAGCAAAAGATGCTTATGATAATTTGAAAGGAGCTGCAACTGCATCTTCAAATAGAGGTACAAGTGCAGGTTTAAAAGAAACAGGAAAAGCATCAGAGAAAAGGTTAAAAAAAGACGGAACATTATCTAACACTATTATAGCAGACCCTATCAATAGTGGGATAATAGGTTATTTTGACAGAAATGCAAGGTTTCCTTATTGTAGGCAAACTGCATTCAATGAAAAACAATTTTATAAATTTAAAAAAGCATATCCAATAATTAAACTTGTAGACACGAAATATTCAGAATTAATGCCTAATGAATATAAATTACAAAGAGAAGTTGCTGACAATACTTCTCAAGATTTTGTAATAACTAATACTGCATTTACAACAGTAACTGTAAATAAGAATTGGCAAACTGCGGTTCATACAGATAAAGGTGATTTTGAAAAAGGGTTTGGAAATCTTGTTGCTTTAAGAAACGGTAGATATACAGGTGGTTATTTTGTTGTTCCAAAATGGGGTGTAGCTTTTGACTTACAAAACCGTGATTTGTTACTTGTAGATGTTCATCAATGGCACGGTAACACCCCTATAAATAAAATAGATGAAGATGCAAAAAGAATAAGTTTAGTAATGTATTATAGGAAAAATATGATAAATTGCGGAACTGCAGATGAAGAAACTGAATTTGCTAAAACAAGAAAAGAAGGAACGAAACTAAATTAATATGTGTGGTGTAATAGGGTTTAGTTGCGAAAAACCAAATAAAGAAAATATATCAATATTAAACAATTTAATATATCAAAGCAAAATAAGGGGTTTGCATAGTTTCGGATACAGTTATATCGATGGTTTAATAAAAACAGAAAAACATCACGATATAAATTCTGTTAAATTACCGATGTCAAATAAGATAATATATCACAATAGATATTCAACAAGTGGAGATTATAAGAACCACGAAAACAATCAACCTATCTGTAACAATGAAATGTCTTTAGTTTTTAATGGTGTTTTAGATATGAGTACAAAAGAGGAGATTGAAAATAAATACAATATAAAAATGGAAACCGAAAATGATGGAGAAATAATATTGAAGAATTGTGGTGCAAATATAGATTTAATAAATAAATTTGTAAAAGAAACAAGTGGCTCTTTTGCAGGTATGATTTTAACTAAATCTAATAAACTTTTAGCAATAAGAAACAGTAAAAGACCTTTATGGCAATTAAATCATTTAGGTTGCGTATATTTAGCTTCCACTAAAGATATATTTAAAAGAGTTGATAATTCTTTTGAACCAACACAACTAAAAGAAAATACTATATATGAATATTAGATTAGCTAAATCAAGTGATAAAGATTTTATTAAAAAATTGTATAAACAAAGTTCTAAAGAAATAGGTAATTTTAATTTATTTTGGACTTGGGATAAGTATTTATCAGGAGAAGCTAAACATAAATTTTATGTAATAGATGATATGGGTTTTATGAGGATAGGGTATTCTAAAAGATACAACTCTTATGTACTTTATGAAATAGCAGTTGATGCTGAATGTAAACAAAAGGGTGTTGGTAAAAAATTGTATGAAAAAATACCAAAGCCTTTAATGTTGAAATGTAATAAAGACAACCATATCGGTAATAAGTTTTATGAAAAAATGGGTATGACAAATTCAGGCACAACAAAAACATCTAAAGGAATAGAACAAAATATATGGACGGCTTCATAGATTATCATATAAAATCTTCCGAAGCGAAAGACATAGACCCAAGTAATGATTGTTTAAGTTATATTTCAGACAGATTTGAATTAAACATAGAACAAAGATATTGGCTTGCTTTTCTTTTTGGCACTTGCTATTCATCTACGAATGTTTATTATATTTACAATGAATTTCCAGACTATGAAAATGTAGATGTAAATAGATTGCAAAGATGGTGGAATAATAATAGAGATAAGACTTTATTCCAGACAGATAGATTAAGAGTTAAAACTCAAAACAAGTTTGTAGAAACATTTGTAAGTTATTCTAATTTATTAAATGGTATGTCACAAAGTGATTTCTTTCAATCATTAAAACAACCTACAAAACAAATGACATATGATAATTGTTATAAAAAATTATCTGAAATAAAAAACTTTGGAAGATTTACTATGTTTATATATTTAGAAATGATAAATGTATTAACTAAATATGAATTAGAACCAACGCATTTAGACTTAAAAAACGCTGAAAGTTGCAGAAATGGTTTAGTTTATCATTTAGGTCACTACGAATTAGATACACATAATAACAAAAACAAACTAAAACCTAAACAAATAAATTATCTTCAATATAAATTTAAAGAATTACACAACCAAATAAAATTGTTAAATATAGAACATAAGAATATATGGAATATAGAAACAACTTTATGTGCTTATAAAAAGTATAATAAAGGTAAAAGATATATTGGTTATTATATAGATAGACAAAGGCAAGAAATACAAAAGATGGAGTCGAATATTAAAAACGGAGTCGACTGGAGTGTTCTTTGGGACTTTAGAAAAGAAAATTATGAAAGAAAATGGCTAAAAGAATAATAGCAATAGGTGGAGAGCCTGCAAGTGGGAAATCAACTTTAATGAAGTATATATTGAAACAATACGAACCATTAAAAACTTTTAAATATGGACTTGTTAGGGGTTTATACAATGAAGAGAATAATTTATATTTTTTAGGTATATATGATAATTCTGTTTTTTGTGGTACAGATAAATTAAGTATGGCAGTTCAACCTAATTTCTTAAATCTTGTTGAAAAAATACCAGAAGCAACTTTTGTATTTGAAGGCGATAGGTTATTTAATCAAAGTTTATTTGATAAAAAAGATTGTGAAATAATTGTTTTAAATGTAACAGAAAAAACAAATGAAGAAAGACATAAAAAAAGGAATGATAATCAAACTGAAAAATTTAAAAAATCTAAAAAAACAAAAATAAAAAACATTTTATCTAAAAATAAAGTAACGTTACTTAATAATGATACAGAAGAAGATAATAAGAAAGCTAAAGAAACAATATTAAAATTAATAAAATGTCAAACAAATCCGACACTATAAAAGAAAGATTACTTCAAGCATTAGAACAATCATTAGGTATTGTTACAACAGCTTGTAAAAGTGCAATGATACATAGGTCTACTTATTATGATTATTATAAAAATGATTTAGACTTTAAAAATAAAGTTGATGATATACAAAATGTTGCTTTAGATTTTGCCGAAAGTCAATTACATAAACAAATACAAAGTGGAAACACATCAGCTACTATTTTTTATCTAAAAACAAAAGGTAAAAATAGAGGTTACATAGAAAGACAAGAGATAACTGGAGCAGATGGTATGCCAACTAACTTTCAAATAGAAATTATAAAACGTGAAGATAAAGACTAATATAGTTTTTGAGCATTTACTAGAATCAACTAAAAAAATAACAATAGAGCAAGGTGGAACTAGGTCTGGAAAGACTTATAA